GGGGAAGTTGGCGTAGGTGATCTTGAACTTGAACAGGTTGGGAGCCACCGACACCATGATGCGGCCCGAGGCCGACGGCTCGGCCTTGCGCTCGATGTTGCGGGTTTCCCATTCGGCATTGCCCTTCCCTTCGAAGGTCTTGCCATTGGCGCGGATGACGATCCGGCCGTCGACGATGGAGGTGCAGGTCATGTGAAGTTCTCCGGATTGAGGATGAGCGCCGCAGAGCGGCGTTTTTCGCGCATGGCTGGACGCCGAAGTTTTTCAACTTCGGCGCGCCACACGGCTAGGCCGCCAGCAAGGATGCGTCGTATTGCAGGTTCGACTCGACGCCGACGGCCAGCACGTTGAGCTGGTTCACGACATCGATCGGCACCTTCATGTTGACGCGGTTGGCATCGAGCGCGTCGCGCTCGACCACCAGCACGTTGGCGAACACCTCGGCATGCTCGACAAGGCCGAGGTCCTGCATCTGCTGATAGTGGTGGATGACGCCTTCACGGAGTTCGGTGGGCGAGGTGAAGCCGTCAATGCCGGTCGGCTTGTCGGTGAGCGCGCAGCGGCCATAGGTGCCGGTCAGATAGGCGCGCAGCGACCGGGTGTAGAACATATTCTGGAACAGGGTCTCGATGTTCCGCCACGAGCCGTCCGGGTCGCCCCAGTCGTTGGTCTTGCGCATGGTGACGATGCGGGAAATCCGCACGCTGCCGTCGGTCATCACGTCCCAGGCCGAGACGCCGGCGTTGAGCAGCGCCGATTTCTCGTCGTGGCTGTACCAGTCGGCGTTGTTGCGCGACGGCTCGCAGCCGAGGATCGGCAGGCTCTGCAGCGGGCGCGAGCATTCCGGCGGCTGGCCCATGTGCTGGCCGACGATCGCCCCCACCGCCGCCGCCCATTCGTAGGGCGGGCTCGGGGTGTTGGTGACCGGGATCATCGACACGTGCGGGCCGTTGCGGCTGGCGCACAGGGTCACGTTGTTCGACACCGTGTCGTCGGCGGCGGTGATGGCGTGGCCATAGAGCTGGAGCGACGGCGACCAGCGGCCCGACACCTCGTTGTAGTGGGCGTCGAGATTGTCGAGCATGCCGGAGTTGGTCTGGGGTCCGGCGACGATCACGTCGAAGTCCATCTCCTTGATGGCGAACAGCGCCGCCGACACCTGCGGCTGGCCGACGCCGCCCTGAAGCTTGCCCGCGATATCGATGGTCAGGCGCTCGTTGGCGATCTGGTTGTAGGCGCCAAAGGTGCCATATTCGACGCGGATCACATTGCCCGAGGCGCCGAGCCACTTGCAGGTCAGATCGATGCGGGCCGGATGGCTCGACTGGATCGCCGCGGTGACCGGCATGGTCGGCAGCTTGTTGATCTTGTCCTTGATGCGGCCGGCGACGGTCGCGGCGAGGTCGCCCTTGGCCACCGGCACGTTGATCTTCTGGCCGCCGATCCAGACATTGATGGCGCCCGACGACAGCATGTCGCCGGAGACCAGGATCGACGCCGCGGCGGCGGTGGCGCCGAGTTCCGGGGCAAGGCCGATGCCCCAGTATTCGACATATGGGGCGTTCATCTTGGCCTTGCGGTACATGGCGGCCAGCATCGAGCCGGCCCCGAACAGGCGGTTGGCCTCGTTGCCGGAGAGGAGATAGGGCACGTTGTTGGTGGCGGCCCCGCCCGCCATGCGGTTGCCGATCAGCAGCACCTTGAGGCTGTCGGAAAACGGCGACGGCGACGGCTTCACCTCGAAATAGGCGAAGGGCACGAGCTCGCCAGCGGGAATCTGGTCGAAGGTGACGGTGGTCGGCATGGCTTACTCCTTGGGGTCGGTTGCGGTTGCGGCGGGAGCGGGTTCGGCGGGTTCGGCGGGTGTAGGCGCGGCGGCGAGCCTTGCCGCGATGACGGGCGGCGGAGCCGGCGGCTCGCCGTAACGGCCCGCCCCCTCGGCGACCCGGCGGTCGAGGAAATCGTCGCGCTGCGCCCATTCGCCGGCGGGCGCGAAATAGCCGCCCTCCCAGCGCGGATTCTTGGGGACAGTGAGGCCCTCTTTCGGGATGAAATAGACGAGTTCGGCCATGTCAGGGTGCTCCCAGCAATTCGGCGGAATAGGAATCGGGTCCGCCCGGATAGGCGAGCCCATGCGGCAGGGTGCCGGCGATGCGGGTCAGCATCGGTTTGACCGCAACCGCCGGCAGGATGCGGGCTTCGAGCTGGCGGCGGATCGCCGCTGCGGCGGTCTTGAGGTCGCCGCCGCCCAGCGCCTCGATGCGGTCGAAGACGGCGGTCAGATAATCGGGCAGTGCCGGAACCGGCGGGATCGGGTGGCCGGCCGAGTCTTTCGGCAGATCGGCGGCGCGGGCCGGCTTCGGCAGGCAATCGTGCGGCGCCCGGAAGGTGACGACCAGATCGCGCAGCGCCAGCCGCACCCGGCCATCCTCGGGGCTTGCGAAATTCGGCAGCGAGTCGATCTCGGTCGGGTAGAGCCCGGCGAGGTTCTGGAACCACAGGGCCCAGTCGCCAAAGCCCCACAGGGCGGCGCGGATATCCCACTCCATCAGGTCGAGGGTCGATTCGAGGCCGGCCTCGGTGACCGGCCAGGTGACCAGCGGCGGCTCGTTGCCCTCGGGCTTGAAGGCGGCGAGCACCCCGAAGGCGAGGCGGAGTTCGATCGACCGTGGCCCTGTGTCGATGCGGCGGCCGGAGGGCGAGGCGACCGGGGCGCGGTCGTCGAGGGTGCGGACCACGATCACCGGCTTGCGCTCGCCCGGCTGCATGTCGTCCCAGGCGTCGCCGCGGCTGTCGAAGACATTGTCCTCGGCGAGTGTCGGCCACGGCGCCGCCCCGCCGTTCTGCAGGGTTGCGACGGCGGCGAGGCGGAGGGCGGTGCGGATCATGGGATGAGCTGGCCGAGGGTCCGGTGCGGGAAGTGGGTGAGGGCCGAGCCCGGCGTGGCGTTGACGACGTCGATGCCGAAGGCGGTCAGCGCCACGGCCAGGCGGGCGTAATGCGGCAGGTAGTGGGTGGCGTAGACGTGGTCGGGTGTGGCGTGCGGGTGGTCGGCGTGCCAGTGGCCGGGCCGCATGTCGAAGCCCAGCAGCACGATCCGGGTCGCACCCAGAAACACCGCGAGGTTGATGGCGTTGGCCCCCGAGTCGAGGCCGGCGAGCCGGGTCCGGTCGTCCGACAGGGCGGCGGTGGCGTGGTGTTCGACCACCTTCAGGCTTTCGACGCCGTGGGCGAAGCCCGGCTCGGCCCGCGTCACCTTGAGGGGTGCGGCGTGCCGGGCCACGGCCTCGTGGTGCCAGGCGAGCCATTGCCGGTCGGCGAAATAGAGGCAGTCGGCCGGCGGGGCGATCTGGTAGGCATTGTTGACGGCGATCACCCGGCCGTGACCGGCGATCCGCTCGACAGCGGCGGGGGTGAGGGAGGCACCGCCGCCGAGGATGAAGCAGGTCTCACCCGGCCACAGCACCGGAACCGACCAGCTCACAGCGCCACCAGGGTGACGACAAGCCCCCCCGATTCGTCCGGCAGGGCCTGGCTCACCTCGTAGCTTATGCCGTCATCGTCGCGCCGGAAGCGGTCGAAGCGCCTCACACCCTGCGGCACGAGACTGGCGGTGAGATAGAGCCGCGGCATGTTCGAGGCGACCGGCATTTCGCCGCCGCCCGCGAAGTTCTGCAATTCGCCCGGACCGCTGAAGATCGCCACCACCCCCGACAATGTGTCGCGGGTGGTATCGGCCGAAGGCTCTCCGTTCTTCACCTCGTGCATCGGGCTGAAGGTGAAGGTTTCGGCATAGCGCTCGTCGATCCGGCCGCGGGCCACGGCCATGTCGGCGGCAAAGCGCGGCGGCATGGATCAGGCCGCTGTCTTGCCGGGCTTCGGCTTGGCCGGCCCGGTATCCGGCGCCAGCGCCTCGTCCGGCGCAGGCCCCGCGATAACGCTGGCGGCACCGACCAAAACCAGATTGGACGCCCGTCCGTCCGGGACTTCCACCTCGACGCCGGGCGGCCCTTCGGCGAGGCCCGGCGTGAGGATGCGGATGCGGGTTGTTTCGGCGGCCATCGGATCAGGCCACCGTCGCAAACAGCGTGCCGTTGACGTCGCGCGGCACCGGCAGCGGCGCCGACTGGGTCATCAGGTTGGTGACGCTCGGGTCTTCCTCTTCCCACATCTTGGGGAAGCGTGACATCGGCCGCAGCGCCCGGTTGTCCTGGATGGCGCCATAGCACATGGCGCCGGCGAAGGCCTGCCCCGACACCATGAGGCAGCCGGTCGCCGGGAACATGTCGAGTACCGCATCGTTTTCGTCGACATATTTTTGGGCATAGGACCAGAGGTTGAACTGGCCGACCGATCCCAGATAGGCCGCCACCATGTCTTCCGAGCCGAGGGCCACGGGGCCGAGATTGGTATTGCCGATAAGCTGCCCGCGGGCCTGCAGCATCTGCCGGACCTCGGCATCGGACTGCACGAGGCGCGTGGCGGTCGAACCGAGAATAACGTCGGTTGCCGCACCGCCGGATTTTTCGGCGACGAGCGAGGCCCATGCGGTGAGCGAGTCGAATACCGCTACGCCAGCCTGCCCCCAGCGCGCGCCGCCGGCCAGCGTGATTGTCAAGGCCGCATCGCGGGCAAAATCGACGGTCTGGGCGGGATATTCATTGCCCTGCACCACCACCGCGCCACCCTGCAAAATCTGGGCGCACATCCATTCCTCGCGGCGGGTGATTTCATTGTCCTGATCGGCCAGGAGCTGCAACACAGTGGCGTTGAAGCGCTCCTCGGCGCTCAGGTCGCCACCGATGCGCTCGCCCGCCATGCGGATCAACGCCTGATCGGGCGTCACCGCGTGCTTCGGCTTGACATAGGCCGGGGTGAAAGTGCGGGTTTCGAGACCCCGCGACTTGCGGGCCTTGCCAGCCACCGTCGGCGACACGAACGGCGCCAGCTTGCGGCGGCGGGCGACCTTGTCGAAGGCGATTTCGGCGGTGTCGAAGGTGACGGTCTCGCCGAAGAAGGTGTCGCGCAGCCAGGCGGTCGGACGATCGAGAGCCCGCAGCGCGCCGAGCATCGTCGTGGTGGTGTAGATACGATCCATCGCGGGATCTCCTTTCGAGGTGAGGCGTTTGAGTTAGACCGGGGTCCGCACGAAGATGCTGACCTGGCCCTGACGGAACGATGCCTCGACGGTGGCGGCGGTGGCGCCGGCGCCGAAGCTCATCAGGTTCGCGTTGAACTCGCCGGTGAAATAGGCCTGGGCCACGACATCGGCAGCACTGGCATCGACGTCATAGGCGAGAACGCAGGCCGGGGTCTGCGAGCCGTCAACGGCGGCGGTCGCCGACAGCAGATACTTGTCGCTCGCCGTGATGCGGCCGAGCACCGCGCCGCGCGTCAGGGTCTGCCCCGACTTGACGGTGATGGTGCGGGCGATGACATCGCTGTCGCTGGCAATCAGCGAGTCATTGGTGAAGGTTGCATAAACCATCGAACGGTGTCCTTTCGGTTTGGGTTAGCGGCGGCCGGCGCGGCGCGCCTCGGCATTGCGCTTGGCCAAGGCGATGAGGCTGTCGCCGGAATCGGCGTCAGTCTTGGCGCCCGAGCCGAGCTTGGGGTTGGCGCGTTCGCCCATGGCGGCGGCGAGCGACCCCCCGCCCTTCGGCGCGGCGGCCAGCAGGGCGGCAGCGCGGCCGGCCGTCATCTTGCCCGTCGCCACATCCTCGGCCAGTTCCTGGGCGAGCGCCTCGCGGCCCTTGGCGTCGGGCGACTTCATGAGGGCGAAGGCGGCGGTGAGCGGCGAGGCGGCGGCCTTGTCGCCTTCCTCGTCGGCGGAATCCGTGGTGTCGGTCGTGGTGTCGTCCTCGATCTCTTTTTCGGGACAATCGCCATCGGCCGGCGGCGCGGCCTGCGCCTTGCCGGGGCCGCGCGCGCCGGCGGCTGCCTTGATCGTGTCGATCAGCGACATTTCGGTTCTCCTTGGTTGGGAAGACGGCCTCAGCCGCCCTCGATTTCAGTGAGGAAAGCGGCGAAAGCCTCGGAGGGCCTCGCCACGGCATCGGCGAGACCGGCGGCAACCGCCGCCTCTCCCGAATAGCATTGAGCCTCGGTGGCCATGGCCGCCTCATAGGAGAGACGGCTGCCCCGGAAGCGGGAAACGGTCTTGGCGAAAATCTGCCGCGTGCTCTCCATCTCGGAGATCCATGCCTCAGCCACGGAATCGGGCAGCGGCTGAAACGGATTGCCCTCGGCTTTGTGCACGCCAGCTTCGAGAACCGTCACCTTGATACCGGCCATGTCCTGCGCCTTGGAATAGTCGGCGTGCAACGCCACGACGCCGATCGACCCCGCCCCGCCGGTTTCCGGCAGCACCACCTGACGGGCGGCGGCAGCGATGAGGTATCCCGCCGAATAGGCGCAGTCGGTCAGGATTGAGATGGTTGGTTTGGCCTGCGAAAGCTCATAGGCGGCTTCGGCCACGTCGAAGGCCCCTGACACCTCGCCGCCGCAGGAATCGACCTCGAAGACCACGCCGCGCACGCTCATGTCGGCCATCGCCGCATTGATCTGGCGGCGCAGCCCCTCATAGGAGGTCTCGCCGGAATTGGCGCCGATCCACTTGCCCTTGTGCACCAGCGTGCCTTCGACGGAGATCACCGCCACGGCGCCGATGCGGTACAGGGCATAGATATCCGGCACCCGCTCTTCCAGCGGATCGCCGAGTTCGCCCATCAGCTGGCGGGCGCGGGCCGTATGGCCCAGGCGGGGAGCGGCCATGGCCGCCGCCGGCAGACCCAGCAGACGCGGCGCCAGCGCCTCGGCGACGGCCGCCGCCTTGCCGGGGTGAGCGAGAAGCGGGGTGTCGAACAGGCGGGCGGCGAGATAAGGATACATCAGCTCTGTCCCTGGTCGGGCTGGGGCCGCGCGGTGCGCAACGGCTGGTTCGAATTGATTCCAAGCTTCTCGAAGAACTTCTGCTCGCGGCGGCGCTGCATGGCGTCGCTCCGCCAGTCGCGGCCCTGCTCGGCGCCCTCGCGCTCGAAGGTCGACAGATTGCCATCGAGCCGGGTGACGGCGGCATCGGCCTCCTTCAAGGGGTCGACCCAGCCGCGGCCCGGTCCGATCCAGTCGGCGCGGGTATAGGCAGCACGCTTGGCGGCAAACGGCGGCGCACCCTTGGGCATGACGATATGGCCGAGGTCGATCGCCTCTTCGAGCCAGGCCGCATACCATTGCTGCATGAACTGGGCGGCGAAATTGTTCTTGCGGGCGGTCAGGCCCCGCCATACCTCGATCAGCGCGGCCCGCGCCGAGGAGTAGTTCACCTGGCTCCAGTCCATGGTGAGCTGCTCATAGGAAATGCCGGCGGTGCTGGCGACGTTGCGCAGCGCCGAGCGGATAAAACTTTCGGCATTGTTGTTGGGGTGCTGGGTCGGGGTGAAGTTCACCTGTTCGCCCGGATAGAGAAATCCGACCTGGGCGCCGGGCAGCCGCAGCGGCGCATCCTTGTAATAGGCGAGCCGCTCCTTCTGATAGGCCGGAAGCTCGCCGCCGGAGAGCGCCTCCGACGCCATCTCGTGATCCATGGGCGTGGTGACGAAGGCGGCGAGAATGGCGTTCAGCACCGCCGCCTGCAGCTCCGCCTCGTCGTAGCGGGTGACCTGCTTCAGCTTCTTGAGGATCGGCGACAGGGGTGCGGCGCCCCGCACCTGGCCGGCGCGGCCCAGTTCGCGGGCGTGGATGACCACCGGACGGCCCCACGCCGTCTCGCGCTCCACCCGCTCCCAGATCGGCAGCGCCAAAAGATCGTCGCCGGGATGGCGGACCTGAATATGATAGGCGACCGACACGCCGTAATCGTCGAGCTCGACGCCGCCGCGCAGATTCGGCGTGTCCATGCGGTACAGCGGGTTCGACAGGCGGTCGGGGTCGATGATCTGGATCGCCGTGGCATAGGGGCCGCCGCGCGGCAGCCAGTAGAGGATCGCCAGCGCCTCGCCGTCCATAACCCGGTGGCGGTAGGCGAGCGCCAGCTGGGCGCCGGCCGGACCGTTGCGGCCGGCATCGCAGAAGAAGCCGGGGTCGTCGGCATAGTCAGTCCATGCCGATTCAATCGAGTCGGCAAGCTCGATCGCCGCGTCGGGATCGATCCCCAGCGAGGCGGCGTTTGGCTTGGCCGACAATATCCAGCCCGACCCCACCACGTTGTCGACCTGCCGGTCGAGGGCGGCCGAGGCCCAGCCGTCGTTGCGGGCGATATCGTGGATGCGGGCGGCGATCAAATCGCGCTCGTAACTGAGCGCCGCCTGGGCCGACTGGCCGAACGGCATCCACGTCGCCATGTCCTGATGGTCGCGACTGGCCGCCACATAAGCGGAGGCCATGGCCTTCGAACGGGTGGGCTCGATCGGCCGGCCGGATGCGTCGAGAATGGCGGGCGCGTTCATCCGAACACCACCCGGCGCGCGCCCTGCCGGGCCTTGCCGAGGCCAAGCTGGGCTTTCAGTTCGCCGATATAGGAGCGCAGACGGCCGGCATCGCCGGCCTCGAACCACGTGTCGCGCTCCTGAAACCGCAGGCGCACGGCGGCGGTGCCTGTGAGCAGGCGATGCAGGGCCTCTTCCGCCTCGGCGAGACGGGCTTGCAGTGTCGTGGCATCGGTCATTGACGGGCTCAGGTGTTGAGTTTGGAAAGGCGGGCAGCGCGGGGCGCCGGTGGCGCGGTGGTTTTGACGGCGACGGCCGGGGCCGGTTGAGGGGCAATGGGCGCGGCCGACATCATCAGGTCTTCGAGATCGAGCTGGCTTTCGGGCGGAGCTGCGCCGCGCCTGGCTTCGAGATCGTCCCACACCTTGTCGGGCATGGCGCGGACCCCCACCTTGATCGCCGCGGCCTCAGCCTGGATCATGGTGTCGAGCATCTCGTTCGCCTGGTTGGGGTCCTTCTCCCAGCGGTAGTCGATAAAACCATCCTTGCGGCGCACCGCCCGGCGGCTTTCGGCGGTGAGCTGCCGGAAATACTCGTCGGGCAGGCCCTTGGGAAAACTCACGTGGCCGCGCTCGGCCGGGTCTTCCTTGGCGAGATTGCGGTAGAGCGCCATCTTCAGCACCGACACGCCGACGTGATAGAAACGCTTCGCGTATTTGACGAGCTTGCCGGCCCGGTTGCGCTCGCGCTGCACCCGGGCGAGCAGCGGCGCCTGCTCGTTGCCGACGCCGCGCACCATGATCACCCGCGAGGAAGGGTGGCGCTTCGCCCAGTCCCAGACGTCCTCGGTCCAGGCGTTCCCGTCGATCGCCAGCAGGTCGCAGGCGAACCTGGCGCCGCCGGCATGCCGCCATTCGAGGCCGAGCAGTTGGTCCAGCACCTTGCGGGTCGGTTCCTCGCCGATGTGGCCGGTGATGATGTCGGCGTCGATCACATGGCGGCGGAAGTCCCTGCCCCAGCCCACCGCCTGCCACTCGACCCGGTTCGACTGGCAGTCGACACCGATGGTGACGAGCCAGTAGCCGTGCGGCACGACGCGGCGCTCGAAGAGGCTGTTTGCCGCCCGGTCGCGCAAGGCTTCCCACGGCGGGGCCTCGCCCTTGGTCTCATAGGCGAGACCGGCGACATCGTTCAGGAATACCCGTTCCTTGGCCGGATCGCCCCGCGCCTGTAGCCATTTGCGGGCGATGTTCTCCCACGACAAGAGCGGCCCGACCGCCGACCACAGGTGGAACGAGCGGTGATGCCGCGCCGCCTTCGGGTTCTGGGCGAACCATTCGCCGTCGAGCGCCATGGCCCGGCGGTGATGCGGCTCGATCAGCCCGCCGCAGGAGGGACAGGTGAAATGTGCGTCCTCCGGCTTGTCCTCATCGAGGCCAGCCAACATGTTGGCCCATTCCAGCGTGTGCCGGTGGCCGCAATGCGGGCACGGCACCCGGTAGACCTCCTGGGTGCCGGCCTCATAGGACTGGGTGATGCGGCAGCCGGGTTTGACGAGCGGCGTCGACACCTTGAAGATCTTGGCGAACTCGTAGGACTGCGAGCGCGAGTCGGCCTGCAGCTCGGGATCGCCCGCCTCGTTCATGGTCCATTTGGCGAGGTCGTCCTGAATCTGGCGCGGCACCGAGACCTGCGACAGCGACGCCGGCGAATTGGCGCCCGAGATCAGGATCGAGCCACGGCCGTCGGCGCGTTCCTTGAACAGCACCGAGTCGCCGCCGTCGCGCGAGCGCTCGGGAAACAGGCGGGCGACCGACGGCGTGGAGCGCAGCATCGGCTTCAGCTTCAGCTTCGACCAGCGCGCCGCGTTGTCCTCGGTCGGGTGGATATACATCAGGTCGCACGGGTCCATGGCCTGGGTGCCGAGCGAGAAGATGTTGGCTAGCACCGTGCCGCCGAGCTGCGCCGATTTCATCAGCGTCACGATGCGGCACGGGTCGTCGGGTCCGAAGGCCTTGAGGATCTCCGTGAAGAACGGAAAGAGCTCCGGGTTGTAGGGGCCGGGATAGTCGCTTTCGCGCTTCGAAAAGGCGATGTGGCCGGTGGCCCAGGCGAGATAGTCGACATCCTCCGGCGGGGCGATCGCCAGCGCCGCGGCGTTGCGCAGGATTGCCGCCGGATTGGCGAGATAGGTCATGTGGGCTCGTCCTCGACCAGCGGCGGCAGGCTGGCGGCGTCCTGCGCGAGCCGGGCCGAGACGTTGGCGCGGACCGCCCGGAAGCGCTGCCGCATCAGGTGCGTCACATCGCGGGCCGGCAGCTTGAAGTGGGCGGCGATCTCGGCGGCGGCGTCGTTGAGCCCGCCCTCGAACATCTGCAGGATGAGGCCGGCGAGCTTGCCGGCCTCGGCGGTGGCGTGTTCGGCGCGGACATAGATGCCGCGCCGGGCCAGCGCTTCCTCGGCCTGCTTGGCGTTGGCCGCTTCGAGCTGCGCGACCTTCGCCTGTTTCAGCTGCAGGTCGAGGGTGTCGGTTTCCTTGGCGGTCGCGGCCGACGCCGGGCTCGCCAGATTGGTGGCGGCGCCGTTGCCGAGCCGCTGCGCCGGGTCGAGCCGCAGCTTCAGCGCCTCGCGGCCCTTGTCGAGATCGATTCGGGCGTTGCGGCCCTCGCCGACCATCGCCCCATCCAGTTTACCCTCGGCGATCAACTGCGAGATACGGCCCTTCGAAAGGTTCACAGCGACCGCGAATTCGCCTTTCGAAACAACGGAATTTAGCATGTTTAGGCTTCCGTTTAGGCCTCAGACTAGCGATATGTCGGGGTCCGAATTACC